ACCTTACAGCGGTTACGGTTATTACACATACACCGGTACTTCTACGCTGACAGGTGTCAATACGGCACTTAATTATTCGGGCGCCAGCACTTCTGGCTTTGAATACAAAGGCGTTGCTTACGGTTATCAACCAGCAGTAACCTTTGTTTTTTATCAGACACGTAATACAACTGTTCCAATCCCTGGCTCGGGTGATTACCGTGTGCTGTTTGCCAAGACAGTCCCTGCCAACAGTGGTACGGTTGATTGCTCTGACGTAATGCCACAGCTTGCAGCGCCAGTAATGCATGCCGGTAACACAAATGGTTTAGGGGCTACGGCTCCTTTACGCAACAAAGGCATCTACCTGGAACGGGGCGACCGTATTTACGTAGGTGTTTTCCCAGATGCTGCAAATCCATCTGGCTATACACCAGGTGCTCACATTATTGCTCAAGGCGGATTCTTCTAATCCATGGGTAAATCATCAAATGGTTTCGGCTCATTTGGTGGATTCAGTCAGGCAATAACAAAAGATCCATTTAAACTGAAGCCGATTACAACTGAGTTTTCCAGGGGAAGCGTACCGAATTCTATCTATTCGGCAAACCGTGAATCCGCTTGGACGCGTTGGCGCAGGGGCTACGAAATAGCAACTGCGTCTTTGCATGACAATAATTACGTTTATAACTTTAAATACACTGTCCCTTTTGCATCAGGCGTATTGCCACCCGGCACTGAATACCCAGACATCAACGGAACGTTTGCAGGTTTTCCCACTACGAATAAAGAGTTTGGTATTCATTGGGCTGGCACCAAAAAATCTGGCAGTGTACGCTTTGACCAGGTTGACGGTTATTCCGTTTTAGTAACCCAATATTGGCTTGATGCACAGTTCACTGACTACGAAAATATTGGCCAATGGTTAGACGATGATGCAAAACAACAAAGCTTTGATTTGTACATTGAATCCGTTACAGAAGACAATGATTATTGGTATGTAAAGCTCAATGGAGCCTGGAGTTCAGGCAATAAACTTCCACCTCCTTTATACGTTGATATCAGTCAAGCAATCGAAGGTCTAAAAGCATTAAACGGAGAAGTGCTTGAAGATCGTATTTTGGAAGCAAATGGAGAAATTATTGACAGGGATACAATCAATCCAATAGAACAAAAACGATATGGCTATGTGCAAGCCGTATTAGTTGATACGAATGAAGAGACGGGTATATTAAAGCTTCGCAAGGCTGGTTCCGTCGAGGCAACTCCTGACCGTGCTTTGGTTACGCCTTCAACAAGGCCTCCAAATGTTGGAAGATATTTTATTACAGGCGCTAGGTACTGTTGTACGTGTCAGGATTTTACGCGTCGTGAATACAGCTACATGATGGATCTAGGGAAAAGCAACAAAAAAGCTTTTCCTCGTAGTGCTATTTCCAGCGTTAAACCCGGTCGCAATGAATTGCTCAAACGACTTGGCATTGTTGATAATGCAGCAATGACTCAAGCAGATGTCGATCGTATTCTTGAAATCATTGCTCCAAGTGAAAACCTGACTGTCCCTGGTACTGTTACTGATGCAACATCTGTTGATTTACGATCTGCTCGCGACAGCCCTGGTGTTTACTCGGAATTTGGTTCTTTGTACTTACGTACTACCAGCAATCCAGGATTAACAGGATCCACGGCAGAAGGCATGCCGTCTTACGAAGATTATGCTGCAACCAATAATGTCATCACTTCTTTGACTGATATTTGGTCTCCAGTATTAGATGAAATGCGCTACTGTAAGCATATTTACGCCCTTCGGTTTCAAGATGGTGTGTTCCCTCCAGAGCCGTCTGATTTCCCTGTTGAAATTGAAAGCATGGCAAGTTGGGAGCAAAAGCTTGTTGACGAATACGAAAAAGATCATCGTGCAATTACAAAGGATTTAGCGGCACGTGCGCTTACATATATGGATGTTCCGCCTTACAACTGTCAGTCACAAGTAATGCAACCCATGCTTCAAAGATTGTTTAATATACCACTGAACTACATCAAGATTGATGGGTTTACTATGTACGACAAAAACAATTTGTCATACGTTCCAGCGCTTGGAGAGAAACCAAGCCAGTGATAGTAAAATGATTAAAGCACAGGCGTGATAAAGAGCAGGCGTGTTATTACTTACCTCAGTTAACGACATTATTCGAGTTGTTGCAACCGATGCAACTCAACTTGAAATACACGCCTCTTACGTTGATAACGTCTCGGGTGTTGTAAGTCCTGGCAGGCAGAATACAAGTGTTATGGTCAGTGGCACAACAACTGTTGTCACTGCGCCAGCAACTGGGGTTCAGCGCAATATCAGAACAATGGTCATCCGTAATGATGACCCATCTAGCTCTAATAATGTCCGTGTTGATCACACGGACGGAACAACAGTAACAACGCTGTGGTACGGCAACCTCTCGGCTGGAGAAGAAGCAATCCTCAGTCAAGAAGGCACCTGGCATTCTTATGACGTCCAGGGCCTGGAAAAGAACTACAACATGATTGGTGCCACCGGTGCTGCCGGTGATCCCGGTGGTCCAACTGGTGCTACAGGCCCCGTTGGTGCAACTGGTGCAACAGGTGTTCAGGGAACAACAGGCCCCACAGGCGCTACTGGTCCTTTAGGTCCTACGGGTGTTACCGGCGTTCAAGGTGCTACAGGGCCAACTGGTCCGCAAGGTACAACAGGCCCTACGGGTGTCGCTGGTCCCACCGGAGCTACTGGTACACAAGGCTCTACAGGTGCAACAGGAGCACAAGGTTCAACCGGTGTTCAAGGTGCAACAGGTGCTAATGGCGCCACAGGAGCAACCGGAGTCCAGGGCTCTACAGGTCCCACAGGGGTAGAAGGTCCCACCGGAGCTACAGGTGTCGCTGGAGCTACTGGAGCCACAGGTTCTCAAGGTGCCACAGGTGCTACTGGCGTTCAGGGTGCCACCGGAGCTACTGGAGTTCAAGGTTCCACAGGCCCAACAGGTGTGGGCAGCACAGGTGCTACTGGCGTGGAAGGACCAACCGGTGCTACTGGCATCCAGGGTTCTACAGGTGCCACAGGGGCTGGAGTCACTGGTGCAACCGGTGCTACAGGTGTCGCAGGTGCTACTGGTGCTACTGGTGTTGCGGGAACTACCGGAGCTACTGGCGCTACGGGTGTTGATGGTGCAACAGGTGCTACAGGTATTCAAGGTGCAACTGGACCGACTGGAGTACAAGGTGCTACGGGTGCCACAGGCGTACAAGGAACAACAGGCCCAACTGGTGTTGGAACCACTGGTGCCACTGGTGCAACAGGTGCAGCTGGTATTTCAGCATCTGGACGTATTTGGTACTTCTCTCAAATTAACTCAGATATCAGTGGATACGAAAGCTTAATTCCTGATATTCCCGACAGCGCACCACAGGATGACATGACTGCTGTTGTTAACAGCACCAGCGGTGAAGTCTTAATTGAAGAATTTGCAACTGCATCAGGTGATCCAAACTTAGAAGAATTACCTACAGGGGAATACACAATCCGGTTTTGGGCTTACGTTTCTGATGCAGCCGGAGATTCGCGACTTGTTTTTCGCATTTACAAGCGCGACACAGGAGGGACTGAAGTTGAAATTTTCTCTGTAGAGTCCCCTCAAATTGACGCTACCGCCGAAAATTACTATACAGAACTCAACGTTTTAACGACTCCATATACTCCGCTTAGCACTACAGATCGAATTGTCACAAAGGTTTACGCTAAAACAACAAATACAAGTAACACTACAGTCCACTTCCTGCACTCTGGAACAACACCAAGTTCCTGGCTAACAGCCATCACTCTTGGTTACGTCGGTCCTCAAGGTGCCACTGGACCCACAGGTGTCGCAGGTCCCACAGGTGCAACCGGTGCCACAGGTGTTGCTGGCTCAGATGGTGCTACAGGAGCTACAGGTGCTACTGGTGTTGGTACAACTGGTGCCACGGGAGCTACTGGTGTTGCAGGTGCTGACGGAGCCACAGGTGCTACAGGTGCTACAGGCGTAGGTACTACTGGTGCTACTGGACCCACAGGCGCCACTGGGGCTACAGGTGTTGCTGGCAGTGATGGTGCCACAGGAGCAACGGGCGCTACCGGTGTTGGTACCACGGGAGCGACTGGTATTCAAGGTGCCACTGGCGCAACAGGAGCCACGGGTGTCACTGGAGCTGACGGTGCCACTGGTGCCACGGGACCTACAGGTATTCAAGGTGCTACCGGAGCTACTGGCCCAACTGGTACGGCAGGAACAAATGGTGCCACAGGAGCTACGGGTGCGACGGGAACTGCTGGTACTGACGGAGCTACTGGCGCTACAGGTGCAACAGGAGCTACGGGTGTTGGCACCCCTGGTGCTGATGGTGCGACAGGGGCTACCGGAGCAACAGGCCCAACTGGTTTGACGGGAACAACAGGTGCTACTGGCCCCACAGGCGTTGGTGATCCTGGTGCCACAGGCGCCACGGGACCTACTGGAGCCACGGGACCTACTGGTGTGACAGGCGCCACTGGCGTTGCAGGGGATCCAGGCGCCACTGGAGCTACAGGCCCTGCTTCTCCTAAAGCAATTACTGTAATTAACCCAACAACAAGTGAAAAGATTCCACTGTTTTATACATCTACTGCAATTACAATTAGCCACGTAGAATCATTGGTTGCTGGAACATCCCCTAGCGTTACTTTTAACATTCGCCATAATGCTGATTTCAGTACAACAGGCACGCAGTTGATCAGTGGTGGCGTCACGACAACCAATACAACAACAGGTACGGCGACAACAACATTTGACAACCCGTCTGTTACAGGTGGTAGTTTTGTGTGGCTAACAACAACTGCGACCGCTGGTACAGTGGATCAATTTCACGTCACCGTTCTGTTCTGACTTATGACTGCCTGGACACTTGTTGCCGTTGGCGCAGCTTCTACAGCAAACGGCGGAAACCTTGCCATCACACTTCCGGCAGGTGGTCAGAAGGGGGATTTATATGTAGCTGTTATTGCGTACAGGAGTAACGTTGGTTTTACAGCACCAGCCGATTGGGCAATCCACGAAACTCAAAACACAGGCAATACCAGTACAACAGCTAGCACGTCAATTGGATCTGGTTTAATTGCATCAATTGTTCGCGGCGATGCAGCACCGGCTAACACATTTACAAGAACAGGTGGTGATATTGGGCTTGGCCGTATCTTGATTTACAGGGCAAGCAACGGCACACCCAGATTTATGGCGTCTTCTTCCAGTACTGCAGCAGCAAACGCAACAGCTCTTTCAACTGCAGCTATCAACGTAACAAGTAAAGACACGTTGATCGTTGCCGGATTCTGCGGTGCAGATAACACTACAGTTTCTGCATTTGACGCCACGGATCCAAGTGTAGCAAGTGGCGCAACAAACACAACAACACAACCAACTGCGAATACCTGGTACGAACGTGCCGATTCAAATACCAACCTTGGTGCTGACACAACGCTTGGCATCGCTGATGGCGTCAAAGCAACCACTGGATCTACAGGCAGCATTCTTTGTACAGCTTCTGTATCTTCGCGTCATGTCATGGTTGCAGCTGCTTTCTACGTGCCAAAACGCTATATTGCGGTGACATGATCACCGTAGATGGCAAAACCTCGTCTTCATTTGATTGGTATTTTCCATACCAAATCACAACTTAAATATTCGCACTGTGCTTTTACTGGCAAAGCATTGCGCTTTCCGCGCATGATGCAAGCACAGGGCTACGAAGTAATTGAATATTCCAATGGCACCAGCGAGGCAGGGGCATCGGTACATATACCAATTATCTCCGATACAGAATTTGACGACCTCTACAACAAGCGAAAAGCAACCGATTTCTATGGTGATGATGCCACCATCGGTAGCGATGGCCATCGTCTCTTTGAGGACCGTCTGATCGTCCACCTGAAGGGCAACTTAGAACCAGAGGACATCATCTGTCATCCCTTTGGCCACGCTCATCAAGTATTGATGGATCACTTCCCAGATCATCAGCACGTTGAAACAGGGATTGGTTATCCAACCTTGATGCCGAAAAGCTACAGGATATTCGAGTCATACGCCTGGATGCACTACCACCAGGGCAAAGAAAACCGCAGTGGACGTAACTACGAGTGGGTGATTCCTAATTACTTCGACATCACGGAGTGGAAACCTAAATACAAAGCAGGTGATTACCTGGCATTCCTTGGGCGTATCTGCAGCCAAAAGGGAATGGACACAATCAAAGCACTTGCAGACCACAGCCCCTGGCCAATCGTGCTCCACGGACAAGGAGATCCAACGCCCTGGAACCACCCCAACATTGAATATCGCGGTCCCATTCACGGCACCGAAAGGTCCGACTTTCTTCGCAATGCACGGGCTGCATTGATGCCAACAGTCTTTACCGAACCGTTTGGTGGCAGTGGCGTAGAAGCCATGCTGTGCGGCACACCCTTAGTTTCCGTTGATTATGGCGCCTTCACGGAGACCGTGATTAATGGCGTAACTGGCTTTAGGTGTCATACGCTTCAGGATTGGGTTGATGCGATCCACAACGCAGACACCCTTGATCGACGCAAGATCGCCAACACTGCACGTCAGCGTTACAGCTTGGAAACCTGCGGCAAGATGTACGACCGTGTCTTCCAGACCCTTAACGATCTTTGGCGTAAGGGCTGGTATGAACTACGTAATAACACTTGCCATAACACCCAGAATGATTGAGGTTGGCAACATTACCTTTGGCGCCAATCCATTCATCAAGTGATTGTTGCGTCAGTTCACAGGGATGTCCTTCGTGAGCTGGGATATCAATCCATTCAAATAAACGCAGAACTTTAGCTGCCTTCAATGCATTTTTGATGATTAGTCCGGGATCATCGGTGTGTTGCAGGCAGTTATAAATCCATACCTCATCCCATCCACTTTCTTCAATATCTTCTCCCCTGGATACAAGAACATTGATGTTGTGCGCCAGGTAGCGATCACGTGTCCACCTGGGATAAATAATTGGATCGACAACTTTTCCCTTCGTCAGATTAATTGTCTTGAGCAGCATTGATACCGGGCCAGCCCCAATGTCCATCACACTCTTATTGCCTGCATCAAAACTGAAGTGAGTCCGCTTGACTCCCATCAAGCTGGCATAGACAAAATGTTTTTGCTCTTCATCGAACGTATTGCAGCAATCACCCCAATATGCTTTTTCAAACTCGTAATCGTTAGTCATGTACCGGTTTTGAGTATTTCCTATTATGCCTCAAAACATGTCAAAATATCACATAACATATACTTATATTGAGTCTCACGAGACTTATTAAGGATTCCTTAAAAACGAATTACTGGTGTACCCCGAGAGATATGGTGGGCGTACTTCAGTTCATTACAGCCATGGGACATTCCCCTCCATTGGACCAGCGCATCGTGGATGATTACTTCCACCTTGATTCACGCCGCTCCACCAAGCCCGTAGCCTGGCTTTACGGCATGGTCGCTACCTTTGGCATCACCCCAGATCAATTCCGCGACAAAGAATGGTCTTGGCAAGGTGACACCATACTGTTTGCCGACAAGAAGCGCCCTGTCCGCCCACTTCACCCGCAGTGGGTTTCTTTGTTTCAACTCAAAGAAAAGCAGCCCCAGAACATCTGGAGCTGCCTTGGTCCCCTTTGTTCGTCCTTGTATCGAGCGATGGCGTATCAAGACGTCAAGTTAAACGTGACAGACTTGATCCTGGCCCATCGTTTACGCAAGAGTTTTTACCATAAGCTCAAGCAGCCATCTCAACAGGTTGCTCCATCTTACGCAGTTGTTTCCTGACGGCGTTCACATTCCAGCGATAGCCATCCCTGGAACGAGTCTCCGGAAATGCGGCGTAGTGCGGGCCAAGCTTCAGGGTGCCGTCATCGCGGTACTTGAAGAGAGTCTTGCGGTCAATGCCCAGAAGCTCCTCAGCTTTCTGGATTGACACCCATCCGGTGCTCTGTGACATGGCGCATGCAACGCTTGCCTTCGCAGCATATCGATCCGCTGCGACCCATTGCGTTTCTTAATCTAAATTTCATACCTGCGTTGCAGTTCTTTATACATGTGTGGAAATTAGAATAAATTAACGGCAATTAAATAGCATGTTTTGCAACCAGCATGAGCCCCTTGCCCTGCTAGTTGAATTAACGCCAAAACTTGCAAAGAAACGATTTAGAGAAAGTATATACCAAGCCTGGGATCATAAATGTGGCTACTGCAACGGAAGTGCGACCAGCTTGGACCACATCGTACCACGTTTCAAGTCGGGCTGCTCAAATAGGAATAACTTAATTCCAGCCTGTTGCCGCTGTAACTCAAACAAAGCTTCCACCGACATGGAAACCTGGTACAAACAACAGGATTTTTTTACACAAGAAAATTTAGATAGAATAAAAACCTGGATGATTCCAGATAGTTTTAACCTGATTGACTTGCAGAGTCACAAGAAGGCATCATGATTCGTTTTACCATTCAAAATAACAACCTGGTTCCCAGCCTTCCTGCCGACGCAACGTCGCAAGAATTGCAAATTGCACAGACAATAGCAACAAATTTTAATGCTGTTGGTACAGGCAATTCAAACTACAAAACTCTTTTGGAGTCGTTAGACAGAAATTTTCAATCAAGCAATACACCATATCAACAATACATTGATGACAGCACAATATCGCAACTTGAAAATTTTTACACAGGCGCCGTAAATATTACCCCATGGGACTCAACTAAACAAGGTGCTGATTTAGCCAACTTTGATGCCAAGTTCTATGCTGGCTTGGTTCCGAACAAAGTTGAAGAATGGAATAAAGCTTCAAGCGACGTAAGTTTTGGCGGAAAGAAAGTAGCAAATGTAGATATAACTCAAAAATACCCAACACTTGATTCTTATCTCCATTCAGATTACACCTTTGTCGGGGCTCCAGGCGGACTGCCTGGTAAACAAAAACAACTTGATACCTATACCGAGGAACTTCGGCCATCTACATATCAAGAGCAACAAATTTTACGTGAAGCACTACTCGGCACTTCAGAAGAACAACCTTCTTCGCTGGCAGAGCTAGCCGCTCAAAACTATGTCGACGTTCAAGGCGAAAAAGTCTTTGGAGCTTTATCTGCTGATGTTTTAAAACAAACCTTAGACGAGTACAACAAGAACTTAAAAAAACAAGAAATAAAATCCATGTACACAAGCATGGGTTTACCAAATTCCGGCAGTTTAAAAGAAGACATTAAAAACTCAATCCTCGGTGATATTGGCGCTGGAGGCTTCTTAAGTTTTGGGAAAGGTCAAGAACTAGAGAAAGGATTATCTGCCAGCCTGGAAAAAGGTCTTGGACTTGGCGCTTCAGTTGAATACAACTGGCAAGATTGGTTTGATAAAACACTTGCAGAGCGTTACAAGCAAATGCAAGAAATTCGAGATCCATCGGATACAACAAAAACATATAAGATTGATCAGCAGTTTGCCACAGATTTCATTGAAAAATACTTGCGTCCTCGCTTTAATACTTCAAAATCCATGTCTGAATTCATCAGCTACATGGATGTTAAAGAAGATGAGCAAAACGTTCTGCAGACGCAGCTTGCATCAAACGCATTGAAGCAACTTGCCATTCATCAAGCAACTAATTTCATCGATGATTTAACAACTAAAACGACAACCAAAAGCTTTAATCCCGATTTTTATTGGAACCCAGAAGTACTCGAAGGCGTTACTCATTTAGCCAAAGAAGCTTTCTACAAAGAACAGCGAGAAAGTGTGCAAGCTAATTGGGACACTAGAAATAGTGATGCGATCGTAAAAGATGGCAAGACTTGGAAGCAACTAGCGTATGAATATGGTGTAAACCTAGAAGACAAGAGTGATTTTGCGAGATTGCACTATCAGATTCTTGGTAAAGATAAAAATTATGACCCAGTAGCGGATAGTTATACAAGAGCTGATTTAGCTGAATTCATTAGAGGTGATCTGACAAAAGCATTAGAAGCGGAAAAATCTTCTCTTTCAAACCCTGTCTTCAAAGACTTTGTTTCTGCTGAATCAAAAGCAACAGACTTAGTTGCAAAATTAAACCTGGAAGCTTTACCGGAAGAATTAAAACAACGTTTAAAAGAAATCGGCGTAAATGAAGTTACTGATCCCGCTGAAACAGTAAAAGAAAGTTTAACAAAAATCTTGAGCACTGATCCTGCTCTTGAAATACGAGAACGTATTAGACAGTTAAACGAACAAGGGATTAAACCAACCCAAGAAAAATTAGGGATTGAATATATTCAACGTGATTCCGATGAGAAAGAGGTTTCTTCAACAGGTCAATCAAAGTTGTTTTCGATCTTTCAAAAAGCAGGTTACAAGGGAACTGAAACAGATTTTTACACTGATTTCTTCCCCGATGCCACAGAAGAAGATAAAGACTTATTACCTGCAAGCGGTAAAGCTTTTTCAAGTACAGATATGACAGCTAAAAATTTACTTGGTTTTAGTATGCCTGATTTTTCAAATCCATTTGCGGCAATGGGTTCAATCAGTTCAATGATTGAAGATGAAGATGAGGATAGTAATATAAAACAAGCGGAGACATATACACCAAAGCGATCTACTTATTTTCAATACTTTGAAGATGAGGAGGACGAAGGTGCACCTTCTTATTTTGATTTGTAATTAATTGTTAGTATGGCAGAACAACATAAAAAAGCAGCTAAAGCGGCCAAGCTACATAAAGACTCAATGCCCTGTAATAAACCCCGCAAAACTCCAGGGCATCCAACTAAGTCGCATGTTGTTAAAGCATGTAAAGGTGGAGAAGAAAAAATTATTCGCTTTGGTCAGCAGGGTGTAGAAGGCGCTGGCAAGAACCCCACAACAGAAAAGGACAAAGCTCGAAAGCGTTCTTATTACGCACGCCACAATGCTCAAGATCCAAACCCTGACATCATGTCCGCCAGATACTGGAGCCACCGCGTGAAATGGTGAGTTCTTGCTAAATTGAATGTGTTGATTCTTTGTCAGCATGGCCAAGCCTAAGTCCAACGTCATTCACATCGAAGGTAAACCCAAGAAAACGCGTCAAGGCCAAGGTCGCAATTCTTTGCCTAATCACGGCCGTAAGAAAACCAGGGGTCAAGGCAAGTAAAAATTGTGTATATTGGTGATAACTATTTGTTATTACCATGGCTGATTTTGCGCATGCCATTAACCTAATTCGTAAATACGAAGGGTTTAACGAGAAGGCATACGCAGATCCTGCCACTGGTGCCGAGCCCTATACCATTGGGTTCGGCACTCAATTTTATCCAGACGGTTCACCCGTTAAACAAGGGCAGCGCTGTAGTAAAGAAAAAGCGTTGGAATACTTGTTCCACGAGGTAAGCATCATTGATATTGAATTGCAGAAATTAAATCTGGGCTTGGATGATTCCATGCGCCAGGCTTTAATCTCATTCGTACACTCCATTGGTTGGGAGCCCTTCTTGTACAGCGAGATTGTTGATGCCATCGAACAAGAAGATTTCAAGACGGCATCTGATTCCATGAGCCGCTGGATCTTTGATGAATACCATCACGTCGTTGGTGGCCTCATCGACCGTCGCCGGGAAGAGGTTAATCTGTTCCTCCAGGAAATCGATGCGAATCCCTGGTCCTCAACCGAAATCCTTCTGACGGCATTCCGCAACTACACTGCAGCACTTTACCAGGTCAGAGCAATCCGCCGCCTGGAAGAAAACCTCAATCCTTACGTCCTTTCAGAATTCGCCAATAACTTCTGCATCGACCAAGATCCTTGGGTGGACGATTACGACTCCGTCTTTGACAATTAGATGTAGCATTTGACGAGTAGTCTTAGAATAATGCAAAAGGATTCAGCAGGACAGATGGAGCGTTCGGTCGAACCACGGGAGTTTGAGCTTCCACTGGAACTGCAATTCTCAATGCGCAAAGCAGAACTTCAAGCCCAAGAACTTACATGGGAAGAACTCTATGCCGCACTGTTGAATCTCTACCATCAACGGCTGATGGAATGGCATGCCGTCAAAACACTGCTCAATGACGAAGAGATTGAATTAGATTTCGACATCCCCACAGAACTGGAACTGCTGGAACTCGCCACCGTCTGCATTTCAGACGATGACGAGGACGATGATGAAGATGAGCTTCAGCCCTTTTGAGCTTCGTCGAACTTAATCAGGCGATCCAGGTACCACTGACCTTTACGCAAAGATTCAGTTCCGCCCTTGTGGCGTTCACGCCATCCATATTTCATTAGATTACCTTTGCAATAACCACGGAATTCTTCTGGGGTTAATGCAGCTTCAATAGCTTCAATACATTCAATTTCGCCATCCGTATAATGAGCCGGATGGTTGACGTTATCTTCTTTAAGGAGTGGAGAAGACTCTCGTGCAATCTTGTGCTCTTCCACAGGTGCAGGTGTTGGTTCCACTGCCCAGGGTACAGGGCACACACCGTCCTTGCATTCCATAACAACTGTTCGATCTTCTGAAGGTGTCTCGCGCTCTACCGGGTTAAACCACGGCGCTTTCGTGACATCTCGATCATCTCCTCGCTGGGCTCGCCGAGCTGCAGCACTAAGCTTTTCGGCCGTGGACTGGACGCTGGATACGCTTCCATCGCTTCCTCCACTGACGGAATATAGCCCGTCGTTCCGGGCCGTCGCCCCTCGAGATTGAGTGGATTCCTTTCCAGTCCTTGCTGACATGCCGTTAACCCTCGGTTGTACATATCATACAGAGGGACGTCATTTTCTTCATTGTCAAGAGGAGCCCCAAAGTCATCAAATTCCAGACAACGGCAATCCAGTTCGTCTTGAACAAAACTGTCTAAGAATCCAGCAGCGGCGTGCATGGTTATATGTGGCTTGATTTATTCCTTCTACAATATTAATATGGCTAAGTTTTTTGATTCCACATACGATCCACGTCAGCTCTCTGGTACCTCTGGAGCCGAAGTTTCGGACCTCAGACCAGAGCAGGCGTATGACACCGATTTGCGGCGTGTGGACGAAGATGCGCGATCCTCTGCAGCTTCCGTTAATAAAGACCAGGAGCGTGTTGCCAAATTTATGCGTGCTGCACGAACTGCCGGTAAATTCCGGCAATCAGCAAGCATCGACGAACCAACCATTCGCGGTAAAGTTGCCAGACGCCCTGCCAGCATCAATGGATCCGAAGTCCCAACGCGTGGTGATTCCGGTGGGCGTGCCGGCAGTGTAGGCTACGCCCAGAAACCATTACCTCAATTCGGTAAAGCGTTTGTTTAAACTTGAGAAAACACTACTTCGTTTGGCTGATCCTGGTATTTACCCTTGCGGTCTTGATAGCTAACCTCACAGGGATTACCACGATAGAACAGGAGTTGCGTAATTCCTTCGTTCGCGTAAATCCTGTTATACAGTCCAGTGCAATTACTAATTTCCAGCGTTAAGTAGCCCTGCCAGCCACTCTCAGCTGGTGTAATATTCACCAGGATTCCCGATCGTGCGTAAGTAGATTTACCTACGGCAACTACAGTGACATCACGCGGGAGTTTCAGCCGCTCATAAGCAACGCCCAGGCAGTAACCATACGGAGGAAGGAGGAAATACTGACCACGGTCATCCTCAAGAAGCTCAGTAGGACGCAAAATATCAGGATCGAAATCTTTTGGATCACAATCCCCAGCCTGGATCTTGCCAAAAATTAAACACTGCTTGGAGGACAGGCGAATATCATATCCGTATGACGACAAGCCATAGCTGAGAAACTTACGATCTCCTTCTTTGTTGACCAGGTGATCAACAAATGGGTCAATCATGCCCTCTTCAAGGGCAAGCTGCTTGATTTCCCAGTCGGCAAGTACGCTCATACGTCTTTTGATTCCTGTTCAGTATACAGAAATCAAAGGAGAACTCGCCCTTTAGGCGAATACAAATCCACAAATTTTTCTGTAGCTTCATCGACGTTGTCGATGGGCGGAAAGTATACCAAAAATGAGGTGCATGTGGTACGCTTCTTGATCTCATCTCCAATGTGGAACAGCAAAATCGGAGGTGTCCGCAGGATGCACACGGGAAAATCGAACATCTTTTGTTCGTAACGAATCATGTCAGGGCAGTTGGTAAAATACAGGCCCTGTTTAATTTGACGCGCCATCCACTGCTTATACATCTTACGGAACCACACCGCGTGGGATGATACAAGAGTTGGTGAAGTTGACCGTGTCATTTTCCACCGGGAACGTTTTGCTTCCCAGTAGTACGTTCCGCTTGGTGGAAAGAGATATACACTTCCGTACCACTGCTGTTCATTAAGGCCGTCGTCAGTTGGCGTGTAATATTCCGTTGCACCAACGTAGTCATTGGCAAATTTGGAACTAGCTACATCAAGGTCAATGCCATCCATCAACGCATGGGCTGTAGACACAAGATCTTCGCTGGTAATGACTTCAGCGTTTTCTTGACGAGCACCAATTCCAGCAACGCCCATTACTTCTCAGACACTTGAGTATAGTCAATCTCAAAATAGCGCATGCCCTCGGTATCGTTGATGATATAGCCAGCTTTTTCTGTTGGATCAATCTTTTGTGCGGCCCCAAGGATTCGGCGGAAGCTTTCGGCCATGTCGCCATCGTTATTGCGTTCACACTCTTCTTGTGCTGCGTGCAATTCCTTGAGTGTCAGAAAAAACATTGAACGTTCCTGGTTCTGAGGCTGGAACACCATCACGCCAGGACCTTCTGCCTCCCACATCTTGCAGTAGTGCTGGCCCATGTCACCAAGAATTAATTTCATGGTGGCATCCAGCATCTTGGCCTTCTTGTCGTCAAGTTCAGGGCCGATGACAGAAGCAATTAATTTTTCACGACGATTCATTAGATTAATTTCTGACGTACCAGTGATTCCAGAAGTTTAGCGGTTGGTTGGTACAACACAACCATCTTGCCCAAGACACCGCGTTTCTTGACGAGCTTTCCGTTTTCATCCCTGACCTTATCAAATTCCCCGGACCGAATCAGATATTCGGCAACGCAACGGAGTCTCCGTTTGAGGGGCAGTTCAGCCTGGGGGAACTTACCACAGATTGTGTCGGGCGCCATATCTTTAAATGCCAGACGCAACCTGTTGGCCAAGGTCATGCCTGAATTAAGGTCCTCTTCTTCGTAATTGCGAAGATTCTCTAAATATCGCTGAAGGGATGCGTCATCAAATGATCCACCTGGCGGCAAGAACATTTCCACCTGGTGTGCCAAGGATTCAGGCAATACTTGCAAACAGTTTTCAACTGTGACTTCACTGATACAAACAGTGGTAAAGCGGTGCGCCATTAGATGACCTCACCACGCACTGATGTTTGGTATTTGTACGGATGATTGTAAAAGTCAGTCAGAACTGCTTCACGGTTTTTGGAGAAGGACTGCACAAGCCTGCTCCAAGGAATGCGGAATAAAGCTTTTTTATTTCCGTCTGGCATGATGTTGACATAATGAATACCTTCCACCCAGCCCTTTTCGGGATTTTTCCTGCCGATTGCAATCCAATTGCGAATAGTTTGATCGGATACACCCAGGCGCCTGGCGCATTCCTCAGTCGATAAGTACTCATCGGCATAAGCGTCTGGATCTAACGAATTGGTTTTGCCTTCTGCATGACGGTCATGCCACATGGAACTAAGAACATTCTTGATTCCTCTTAGTTCCCACGCAATGTCTTCCAGGCCTTTACGTATTCCGTTTTGCATAACATCAATCCTTTCTGTTAGATGCTAATGTGTGGGAAGATTTATTGCTTACATGGAAGATCAAATTCCCCCCAGCCAACCACCGATTCAGTTTCCGACCCAACCAGAGATCACGCCTGAACAACTTGCCGAACTGAAGGAGCGCGCTCGCCAGATGGCCATCCAGCAAACCATCGCTCAACAAGCTGCCGCACCCAGGCCGCAACCTCAGGTGGTTTACGTGCGCCGCAATCTGACCGTCGCCGAGCTGATTGTGGTATTCGTGATTGCTTGCGGCATTGTCACCGGTGTCCAAGCAGGCTGGAACTTTGTTTCCAACTTCTTACCACGCCTTGAGATTAGGGTGAAGTAGGAACTGGAATAACGGAACTATAATTGATTTAAAGGTATTTGTATACATAAGTAGTGGCCAACCGTAGAATCAGTGACCTGCAAGAATTGGCGGGAACCGCTTTAGAGGACATTGATCTCTTTACGGTTGTCCACGTCAATGAAGTTGATCCGGCGTTAAAAAATAAAAAGATTACCGTATCTGGCACCAAGGTTTATTACGACGTTTATTACCTACCCAGAAGCGGCGGTACCATCAGTGGTTCTGTCACCGTTCAGAATAATCTGACCGTCAGCGGTGATCTGCGGGTTTCTGGTGTTCTTATCAGCGCTCAAGCATTAACGCTTAGCGGTCTTGTTGTTCAAAACGATTTAACAGTCAGCGGCAGTACTTTTGTTAACTCCCTAACCGGTACTGTTGTTCAAGGTGACAGCCTTTATGGCATCAACACAACAACAGTAACAATCACTGGTACCGCTGCAAACTTTACCAGTGGCCGTTATCAGTACCTCTCTGGTGCCACGGTTACTGGCGATAAAGTCAGCGTTAATACAATTACTGGAATTTGGGGTGATTTCACTGGCACCCTCAGTGGCACAACAATTACCGGTAATACAGCCAGGTTCTCAACTGTAACTGGTATTTCTGGAACGTTTGCATCTGGGACATTTACATCAGCACTCTCTGGTGTTGTCATTACTGGTGACACTGTACGCGCCACAACACTCACTGGAGTTTCTGGTGTCTTTACCAGTCAAGTCAGTGGTGCAACTATTACAGGTAATACGGTCAGAGCATCAACCGTTACCGGAATCAGCGGTGTTTTTACCTCTCAAATTTCCGGCGCGACAATCACTGGTACGGTCGGTAACTTTACAACTGGTGTCTTCCAGACATTAACAGCTGTTAACCAGTCGTTTACAAACTTAATTATTAGCGGTGATTTTACCGTTATTTCTGGCCTATATGTTTCTGGTTCCGGATATATTGAATCTGGTTTAACTGTTAACAATACAATCAGCGGTGTTACATTAACTGGCACAACTGTTAAAGCGGTTACTTTCAGTGGAAGTTCTGGTGTTTTTACAGATATTAGTGGTGGCACCATTACAGGTACAACGGTTAATGCGCTGACCTTATCTGGAACAACAATTACAGGTCAGACAGCGCAAGTTGTCACATTAACTGGCAATACCGCAGGGTTTACAACAGTCACAGGTACTACTGTCACTGGCACAACCGCTAATTTTGCAACTGGCATCTTTAGCAATCGCATTAGCGGCGTCATGCTGCTGTCGACAAGCGGTCAGGTTGCCTCCTTAAGTGGCACTGATCTTTCATATACAAACATCAGCGGTTCTGCCATCACCGGCACAACGGCTGATTTTGTTTCCGGAACCTTTACATCGCGCATTAGTGGAGCTGTAATCACTGGTGGTACAGCTGGATTTACCACCATTACAGGCACGACGGTTACTGGAGCCACTGCAAATTTTGTCTCGGGTGTTTTTACATCTCAAGTCAGCGGTGTAACTGTTACCGGCACAAGTGGTTTATTTACGTTGGTCAGTGGTGGCACTGCAAGTTTCAGTGCAATTACAGGTACAACCACAACAGGTACAACAGCAAACTTTAATACACTTTCGGGAACGACTGTTACAGGTATTAGCGGTAACTTTGTTTCTGGTATATTTACTTCCAGGATTTCCGGTACAACTGTTACTGGAAACACTGCTTTATTTACAGATATAACCGGTTCCACCCTTGCAATTACCACTCCGTCTGGTGCCACACCTGCCATTGTTTGCTCCGGTGTTGTATCTGGCGGAACAGGTGGTTTTGTTATTGCCGGGCCGTTAATTATTCTTCCATAAGCTTGGTTAATCCAGTAGACTGGAGAACCAGCTTTGCTTAAATGACAAAACCCAAGCCATTACTTAGTTTTGAAGAGCTGGATAGTGTTTTTAAAATTGATGAAACAAGCCCATCAGGTTTAAGGTGGAAAAAGGGAAAAAGTACAGGATTGAAAGCAGGTGGCATTAGAAATGGGCAATACTGGTTTGTTAAATACAAAGGAGAATGTTGGTCTTGCCAGAGAATTATTTGGATGCTTGCTTTTCAACAAGATCCTGGAATTATGGAAATTGATCACATAGATCAAAATAAACAAAATAACAAGCTAGAAAATTTACGTCTTGCATCAAAAGCTTCTAATTGTCATAATAGACAGTTATGCCAAGAAATTAAAAACAAAAAAACAAGTAAATACAAAGGGGTTTATTGGCACAAACCCCGAAATCGATGGCGGGCAAGAATCGTAGTAAGAAGAAAAGCAATAGAACTTGGCAGATACATCAATGAAATTGATGCTGCTAAAGCATATGACAGAGCAGCAAAAAAGTTTTATGGAGAGTTTGCAGTCTTAAATTTTCCCAAGGACAAATAGTCAGTTAAAATAGAGAAAAATAGTAAGACAAATGCCGTACGGTATCTTAAAGTGCGACACCATTACATTTACTTCCAGTGGTGTTGATAAGAGTGTAAGCATCTCCGGCTTAGTCCAGAACCCGACGTTCAGCGGAAATATCACATCGACTGGCACCATTTCCGGTGTGACAATCCAAGGTGGAACACTGGTTTCTGGTGCAACCGTCACTGGTTCTGCCGGTCAATTCACAACGGCAACCGTTGTTACAGGTGTGTTTGCTTCTGGTACTGCGGCTGCACCTTCTATTACATTTGCAGGCGATACAGATTCCGGTTTTTATTCTGTTGGCGCAAATCAAGTTGGTATCACAACTAGCGGCACATCTCGTTTGGTTGTTAACAGCTCCGGCGGGTTACTGGTGGGGACGAGTACAGCGCTCACGAGTACGTCTCCTCAGTACAGCAAGCTTGCTGTAATTGGTAACACGTTAAATAGCGGAGCCAGTTATGTCACCTTAGGCAGAGGGTCTACAACTACTTTTGCAAATGTAGACGTTGGGCTGTTGATGTTTACCGACAACACAGCTGCACATTACGCTTCGATTGAATGTTGGACAGACGGTACTGGTGGCAGCGGTGATTATCCCGGGCGCCTGGTCTTCAGCACCACCGCTGATGGGGCCAGCAGCCCAACCGAACGCCTGCGCATCACCAACGATGGGAAGGTGGGGATTGGGACGAGTAGTCCTGGAGGCACTCTAGATGTTGCTGCCGGCAACACCAGTAACTATGCGATTATCGCAAACAACAGCTACTCAACCGGCGATCAGAACTACCTTCAGTTCAAAGCTAGTTCCACGATCATTGGAGATTTCAACCGCCCCAATGGCACAAACGACGTCGAGTTCAATGTTGGATTTGGGGCGATTGCGTTTGGAACCGGAACTGCTGGCACAGCAGTAGAGCGAATGAGGATTCGCAATGACGGAGAAGTACTAGCTGGAATTACAACTGCAACAGGGCGGACTTTTTCTACACCTAAAATTGGTCTATGGAACTTAGGAAGCAATTGCGAAATTGGTTGGTTTGGTGGCAGCCCAACGCCAACGCTACAATTTAATGGTTGGTGGGACATTAGTAGTGATCGCCTTCAGTTCACAGATGCAGACTACAGCCATGGCGTTTATCTTGCTCAGAATAGCAATGCCTGGGCAGCATATTCTGATGTCAGGCTCAAGGAAAATATCACTCCACTTAGCAATTCCATTGAAGCTGTCAAACAATTAAATCCGTGCAGTTACAATTGGAAATCAAATCAAGCGCATGATGTCGGCTTTATTGCACAAGAGGTTAAGGCTGTCTTTCCTGAAGCAGTTGATGGAGAAGAATCAGATTTTTATATCGACGAAGAAACGGGCCGCTTCTACGGGGCGATGGGCCTTAAAACAGACAAATTGATTCCCCTGCTAACAGCTGCTCTCCAGGAAGCTATCGCCAAGATCGAAACCCTTGAAGCCAAAGTTGCAGCCCTTGAGGGCGTGTAATTTTATTCTTTAATTGATCTGTTAAACTGAGAAAAAACATTTATTATGGCTGATACATTTACTTGGGGTATTGCTAACCTCAATCGTCAACTTAGTGATGGCACTGTGACAGCAGTGCATTGGACACTAAGTGCTGAACGCACTGTTAGCGGTGAAACACTTGGTACAGGCTGCTATGGATCCGTTGGTCTTGGTGCACCAGACCCCAATAACTTTATTGACTATGACGATTTGACACCACAAATTGTTACGGCTTGGATTGAGGATGTTCTTGGCGCTGATCAAGTAACATCTTTAAAAAATGGATTGACCGGTCAATTGAATATTCAGGAAAACCCAACTGAAGGCAACGGTGTACCTTGGTGATTTGTTGTTATACTTTTTGAAGTCATTGTTTTGTTATGGCTTGCAAGAAAAGCGAACTCGTCTCTGCCATTAATTCCTTTGGTGCTGCACGCGCTACTGGTGACGGCAATCTGATTGCATTCTCTGGTAACCTGCTCGGTCAACTTCTGGAAACTCTTGAGTTTGCTGCAGAGGAAGAAGCAACAGAAGCCCCGGTTGAAGTTGTTGATGAAGAGTGAGTTCTAGTGAAGTTGACCTAGAGTAGGTAAATAAACTCTAGGTCGATGACAATAAAACTCACAGATGTTGCAAAATACTACGACGAATTACCACATCAGGTAAACGCGTGGAATTGGCTCCAGGGGGAAGTTGATCCTTCCACGCTGGAGTCTTTTGCTACCAAATATCGCAACGCACCTAAACTTGTTACCTACACCAACGATTGGAATGGTGTCATGGCAGCTGGTAAAGCCGCTGGTGCCAAATATCCAGAAGTTGTGGCGGCCCAGTGGGCATTAGAATCAGCATGGGGTAAACATGTTTCTGGTACCCACAATTACTTTGGATTAAAGGGTGCTGGCACCAATGTCAATACGCAAGAATTTATTAACGGTCAATGGGTAACAATCAATGCGGGCTTTATTAATTTCCCTGACCTTTATACCTCTGTTTGTTATCTTGTCGATCGTTGGTACAAAGACTACAGTCGATACCAAGGAGTCAACCGCGCCAAAAGTAGAAATGAATGCGCTCATCTCCTCGTTAAAGAAGGATATGCAACGGATCCTGACTACGCTACTAAATTAATTCAAATCATGGATCGGGAG